GCATGTCCTATGAACCCTGGGCACGGTAAGTCTCAATATGAACCTTATTTTTTATTAAACCTGAAGCGACTTTGTCCATTATCTGAGAAAACATATCGGTTTTACTAGTGCAACGAGAGTCGGCTATCTTCCTAAATCCGATTAATCCGTCGCTAAAAGAACGGATGCCTGATCCGGTCAAATTACGGTGTTATTCAACGGTAACTTTTTTACTGTCTGTATATGCGGCGCCGAATAATACGCGGTCGAATATGCGTCTGAAATAAAAACGGGATCCGTCGAAAAATCCCTCACGAGATAGAAAATCGTGATATGCATAACCGCCGGTGTTAAGCATTTTAGCAAATTAACCGAGGCCGTGAACTCCGATTCCGGTCTTAGAATAATATTTGAAGAAGATGGCTGTAAAAGCGTCATAAGCAGCCTGTGTGCATTTTATCAATACGTCGTCGCCACACACGAAAATTACTACGTCGGGGTTTAAGCCAAAAAAGACGTCTTCGTATCCGGCGACGTGAAAGATAAAAGAAATATATGATAGAACGCGAATGGTGTTGCCGAATGTCGTGCGGGTACAGTGTCCGCTGAATGTAGTGCCGCGTATCCAGGCCTTAAGCCATGAACGCCTCGTCTGTCGGTCGTTGATTTTTAATATACCATCCAGGCATAAAAGATGAGCTAATATCAGCTAACGGTGCGTGCCCCAGCCATTGCGAGCGAGTACGGTGTGGGCCATTACGCGGATAATAGCATGATCGACGCGGTCTATGAAAAACCAGTGCTGGTGAGCGTCGTGAGACGAGCCGTCGACGGCCAAAGTACAGACGTGTCGCAACGGATCGGTATATTTTTTAATTTTTTAAGCCAACTCTTCCTCGTTTAACCCGGAAGCAAAAGATGGAAGTATTCGCTTTGCTGTAGCGATAAGACTTTTGTTAACTACACAAGCTTTCTTAGCGAAGCGCAAATCGCCAGCGCATATGCAACGTGGTCTTTCACGGTGAGTACCTTTAGCAATGGATTACGTTGAAGTAAAATAGTATTCATTTGTCTTTGGAAAACAAGTAAAATGATTGACTTTTTACCAGTTCTCACTACTCATGTTTAATTTTGCGTCTTCTTATTCATACATGGCCATTTTTACTTTATCCGGATGCTCGTCGCTATATCGGTCCCAGTCGTAACAGACCAAATGCTATTGAGCCAATCGCAAAAACCGGTCTTTAACGGGATTCCACCATTTTTCATATTCCTACATTATCTTGGGATCAGGTTACAACTCTGCAGATACCTAGCGGCCAAAAAGGGCGGCTATGGCGTTGATGCGGCAAGAACCGTATGACAAAAATTAGCGTACAGGTCGTCCAAAAATTTAAACATTCGAACATGATTACAAAAAACTGGATAGATTACAACGACACTGTTTAATGCAATAATTATATATTGCGCGATAATCGGCGGGAGAGTTGTTAGTGGTATTGAATTTTATATGTCGGCCGAAAGAATGAGAGACTTTTAACAACGATGGAGCAAAGTCGGGGAGCCAATCCATAATTTTCTTTTCTTCATAATGTCTTTAATGAAATTTTTCTAAGTCCTCGGTATTATCGTTTTTTCGTGCACCAGAGAAATAGCCGTCGCGATAAGCTTTTAAAAGGCGATAAACTGAAACGATCAATAATTGATACCAAGCTCGGTCAATACAAGCTATCAAAATAAATAATAAATTATCGTTATAATACAGACGGACGCTATAGTGTATAAATCGTATGGTACCGAAGGGCTATGAAATAAATAAATAAATATAATAAACATATGAACTCGTTATGTCCGTCTAATAAGTTATAGGTTTCAATAAGTCAAAAATTAAAATGACTAAAACAAGATAATTAAACCTACGTCCAAATAAAAATTTTGACTGAGCTAAGCTATAAGCTCCGTATCCGACAAAAGCATAAGTGACATATTGCCATAGATAAAAATCCAAAAGCTTTGATAGAATTGGATGAAAATGAACGACGCTGAGTTCAATTAATCTCTCGAATAACCAACCCAAATGGAAAAAGATGCTAGACAAAGTTCTATAAGTACGGATAACGTCCGTTACGAAATGCTCAGGTCGTCGAGGAACAAAAAAGCGTCGCATACCGCTCAGTTGAGGAATTAGGCCGTGACAAGCGGGAGCCTAGCAGAAACGATAGCTGGTTGGAAATACGAATCGATATACGAGATAATATATGAATTCGTGAGTTTGTTTTTGAGTCATCTTTAAGAGACCGTATTCGTCCCGATATTTGCTGTCGAATTAAAGAAGACAATAATAATATATTTCCCGGTAAAAATCTACGAAATTATCGCGACTACAGTACAAATAATAATTGAATGAATTGCCGCTAGTACGCCATCGTGGAGAAAGGGTTGCACGAATGGAATAATCATTACGAATGCGATATCCTTGCGCAACTATATTCGAATATTATATTTAGTCACTTATAGGAGGATTTACGAAAGAAGCCCGGATTTGTGGTTATGTATCAGGTTTTGTTCTTGAATAGTCTGAATATATCAGATTCCCGTTTGCACCCAAATTCAATATATTTTACCAAGAGTGTCTGGACTCTGGATATATGTCATAGAAGAGCTGTAGTTGGGGAGCATTCGACTCCTGCATAGTCTAGCGGTCGCCGTATATTGAATCATAAAGATGATCTGAAGTCTGTTAGATTCGGCTGCTCAAATAATCCCTAATGCGGCTTGCATCGGCGGAAAAATCGTTCGAACAAGCTATACGATAATATTCATCGACGGAATTGACAAGTGACTGCGGAGCGTTCTTAAGTGCGTTCCAGAACCTCACGCCATATTATTGCTCCAATACTTAAATGTATGATCCGTTGTATCTGTGACGGATGAAGTCGCGATAGTATGATTGAATAAGTCTCAACGAATGTGGATATGGGGCCTATATGCGTAGACCGAACAAGAAATGTGATACGTAATCTATCAAATACGTCTGACATTCATCAATGGCTTCAACAAGAGAAAGCTGCCAGCGATCTGTTGGCTCTACGTCGTCAGTCGAATGGCGGGCTGTTTCGACAGCGGCGCGTCGTTAAATCCAAATATAAGCACGAATATATTCGCTCATGTTCTGGGTAGAATCGGGGGACAATTTAAGGCCGACGAGTCCCTCAAGAAATCCCTTAACTTGTTAATAGCATTTATGATAAGCAAATTTAGAATTGTCCAAATCCGGAAGTTGTATTTGCCCAAGTAAATCATTGAGATCATCAGAAGGTAGATAACGTGCAGTACGTTCAACCTTGACGGTAGCGAAAATGCGCCGGCTGGCTCCACGAGTGGATTGTG